ATCAAGCGCATTCCAATTGAGAAGCAATATCGTCTCAACCGGGGAAGTCGAAATCGGCGTGTACGGATATGTCGCCACTTGTGCAAAATATCCAACTGCATTCCGTAATATCACAGTTGCTTAATTAGCGACCCTAGAAGTTGCCTGGCAGGTTAGACCCCTGTCCTGCCAGGTAACACCACACGAAAGGTAAGACATGGCATCAATAATCACACCAGCAGAATTACGATCTGCACTCAATGGTGTTAGTTCAACTTTGTATTCTGATGCCGTATTAACAGAAATCATTGACACAGCCGAATCAGTTGTCGGCAATTTATTAGTTAAATGGAATGCACCTATTGATAAACATTATTCAGAAAGTGCTACATTAAGTACATTGCACACAACCAAACCACACAAATTTTACAAAACACAAACAGTTGCAATTGAAGGTGTTGAAGCACACATTAACGGCAATAAAACAATTGCTGAAATTGTTGATGATTATACATTCAAAATCACAACCACAGGCGCACCAGTTCACACTGATTGGCGCAATGTAATACCTAACGGGCTTGCAGCAGAAAATGATTTATCACAATACGCAGATGTTGCACCAGTTGAATCAGCAGTGCTAACAGTTTCATTGGATGTGTTCAAAGCACGCACAAGTGCCGGATCAACACAACAAGGACTTGATTTTGTTCCACAACCTTATATTTTAGGACGCACTATCCAAAACAGAATTGTTGGAATGCTTGGCGCATATATTGATGTTGAGGCCTTAATAGGATGACATTAGCAACATTACGCGCAGGACTTAAAACAGCCATCACATCAAACAGTGTTTATTCAGTTGTTGATTTTGGTTCAGAATTTGTAACTACACCAAGCATTATGATTTTGTCATCTGATCCATGGCTTGAGCCAGTAACACTTGGAAATAATAAAGCCTGGCGTGTTCGATATACATTAGAATTAGTTGCAGCACCTAACACAAATCCTGGTGCATTAGTGCAACTTGAAACAATGGTTGGAACAGTCTTGCCATTGATACCACAATCTTGGCAGATACAATCAGTTTCCAGCCCAAGGATACGTCAAGCGAATAGTAATGATGTTTATTCGGTTGAAGTGTCAATTACAACAATATATAATCCATAAGAAAGGAATAATATATGGCAACATCAGTATTAACAGGCAGATCGATTGCTTGCACATACAAAGCAGTGAACTATGATGACCAAATCATCAGCGCAACAGTTACATTAGATGATCCAAATGGACAGGTTCAAACCTTAAATGGATTAGTAGATTATGTAATTGACAAAGAAGTTGGATCAGTAACACTTGAAATCCTGCAAGATTGGGGCGTTGCAAGTGGGTTCTGTGACACATTGTGGACAGATGCAGATACAAATCCAACCACAACACAAGCAATGACATTGACCATTAACAGCAAAGTTATGACATTAACTGTTTTACCAAAAAGACCTGATTTTGGTGGCACAGCACCTGATGCATTAACTGTTTCAGTGACAATGCCAATTCGTTCAGTTTCAGTCGCTTAATACGAGAACAGGGGTCACCTTAAAATGTTTAAGATACAAATAGAATGGAAACTTGCAAATGGAAAGTCTTACGAAGAATGGACTATTCCATGGGAAATTGCACAGGCTGAAAAAGAAACTGGCACAACTTTTCTTGAATTGTTCAAACGAGAATTGCCACCAAGCCTCGAACAACAATTCTGGCTTGCCTACCAAATGCAAAAACGACTCAGTGATAAACCAGTTGGTCGCTTTGAAGATTGGCGATCACAAGTTGTTCACATCAATTCAAAGGATTTTGCAACAACAAATTTTACACAGCCGGAAGCATAGAACGCACTTTGATAGAACTGGCAATCGTTTCGCGCCAGCCATTGTCAGAGTTCAAAACGCTTTCGGCAGAGTCGGTATCAACAATTGCAGATGTGGTGAATAAATATCATGGCAACTAAAGCATTTGAAATTAAAATTAAAGATGCTGACATTAACGCCATTCGAAAAACTTTTAAGAATATGGATCAGATTGCTCAGGATGATATGAATCGTGCAGCAAATCAAATTGCAGTTGAGGCAGCCTCAGCAGTTGGATCAGCATTACAAGCAACACCACAAGGCCAAGCAATTGCCAGATCAATTAAAGTTTCAACTGGATCAAAAACACCATTCTTTACAGTTGGTGGAAGTTCAATCAAACTTAAAAATGGAACACCAGTTGGTGCAATTGCACTTGGTGTTGAATTTGGATCATACCAAGATAGGCCACGTAAAAGAAAAGGCAAATCAACTGACTATGTTGGTTACAAACAATTTCAACCAAGATCACCACGCGAGGGCAGAGGTAACGCAGGTTATTTTATATTCCCAACACTCAAAGCATTGCAACCTGAGATAACCAAAAGATGGGTTGAGGAAGTTGATAGAATAAGACGAGAATGGCGCGAGAGGAACTGACATGGCAGATATTAGAACACTGAAACTGCAACTGCTTGCAGACACAGCGCAATTTCAAACTGGCTTAAATAAAGCACAAGACGACACACAAAATTTCTCAAGCAAAATTGGTGGATTTGTTTCATCAGCAGCCAAAGCATTTGTTGGTTTAGCAACAGCAGTTGGAACAGCAGCCTTTGCAATAGGTGTAACTTCAGTTAAAGCAGCAATTGAAGATGAAAAAGCGCAAAGGAATTTAGCAAAAACACTTGAAAATGTTATTGGTGCAACTAAAGATCAGACTGCTGCCGTTGAAGATTACATTACAAAACAATCATTGTCTCTTGGCATATCGGATGAAAAACTTAGACCTGCTTATGCGAGACTAATTCGTTCGACAAAAGATACTGCTGAAACACAAAAAGCATTAAATCTTGCAATGGACATTTCTAGTGCAACTGGTAAGGATTTGGATAGCGTTGCTTCCGCCTTAGGTAAGGCTTATGATGGGAATACTGCATCACTTGGCAAACTTGGTTTAGGTATTGATTCAACCATTCTTAAGAGTGGTGACATGGATCTGATTACAAAAGAATTAGGCAAGACATTCAAAGGATTTGCTGAACAAGAAGCCAACACAGTTGAAGGACAATTTAGAAGAATTGGTATTGCAGTTGATGAAGCCAAAGAATCATTGGGTTCAGCATTACTTCCTATACTTAGCAAGATTGCAGAATTTATAAATCGTGAAGTTGTGCCAGCCATTCAAGGATTAGTTGATGGATTAACAGGTAAAGGATCAATTAGAGAAGCAACAATTAAAGCAGGTGGCAATCTTAATTTGTTAAAAGATGATTTTGATGCATCCTATGAATCAGGTGTTGGATTAGGTGAAGCATTCAGAAACTTGGCTGATTCAATTGGAATCATTGGAGGCAATTCAGCAAACGCAAATCCGGAATTTAGTAAATTTGTTGATAACATAACTAGACTTGTTGAAAGTGTAAATAGTTTATTTGATGCATTATCAAAAATTAAATCGATTGGTTCAGACATTATTAATTTTGTTGGTTTGCAAGGACCATTAGAATCAGTTGGAAACTTTGGTGAAAAGTATAATCCATATTACCAGGGTGGACCTGTAACTGGTAGAACAGTTGTAAATCAAACAGTTAATATTGGTGCAACTAATTCAAAGGCTCAAGCAAACACAGTAGTCAAGTCAATCAATAATGCTGCAAAGGCTGGCACAGTCAATAAATTTGTTAAGCCAATGATTCCTGGCAGATAATCATGCCTTGGTCACCAAACGCCACAGTTAAAATCAACGGCACAGCCGTAACCGATTACACACTTGAGGGTGTGCAAATCAGCATGGGTCGTGAAGATGTACAACAACAATCATCAGCAGGCTATGCAACAATTGACTTCTTAAATCTTCCTTACACTGATGTTGAAATCTTTGACACCATCACAGTTACTTTGGACAATTACACAGGTGTTGATACAACAATCTTTACAGGGCTAGTCACAGATGTTTCAGTTTCAGTCCTTGACGCTGGAACAACAAACACATTTATTACACAAATCAGTGCATCTGGTGCGCTTTCAGAACTTGCAGCCAAAGAAGCAAACATTGTTGGATATGCTGAACAAAAAGATGGTGATCGTATTGTCTCAGTTGTCACTGACACTTTTGGACTTAAATGGAATG